CTAAACGCGGTGGCGTTCAGCTCGGCAACTACTGCGTCGGCGATATCGAGGATCACGGCCATTACTCGGTGCCCACCTGCTTGGCATGAATCCGCAGCACCTTGCGGAACGCGTCGGACCATCGCCACGCGGGTTCCTTGCCCGGCGCCATCACCTCGTAGACCAAGGTCTTGTCGCCCTGTGTTTCGCGGATGATGTCGCCGCGCTGCGGCAAGATCGGCGTACCGCCGAGCACCAGGTCAGCGGCATGGATCAAGAAATCCCGGTCGGTCCACTCGATGGACACGCCGCCGTAGCCATCGTCCAGTTTCAGCAGCGTACGGCCGATGGTGGCCTGCACCGTGACCTCGTCCGCTCCGCGCCGGTAAGTGACCGGCCGCGAGGCATGTTCCTTGAGCTGTTCGGCCAGCCAATCAGAACCGGTTTCCAGCAAATCGGGCATGACGTCCTCACTGGCTTAGCCTGACGCGTACGGTAGCATCGTTATTACCGGCCGCCTGGACGCATTTGCCGAGCTGCTTATTGCCCGTTGCCGACGTGGTGGCCTGGTTCGCCGTGTCGTTCCAGTACACGATGGCCCCTACGGCAATGGCTGTACCGGTGCCGGTTGCCTTCGCGAAGTCGAAGACGCCTTCCACCGCCAGTGCCCCGCGATTGCCGGCCGGAATGTCGAGCCTGGCAACACCTACCAGATCGCCCTGCACGACTACTTCTCCGGCCGCGATGTCCGCGGTCGGCGTGTAGTCAATGGTCTGGCCCTCGTGAACGAACACTGCTTGTGGCATGTACGATCCTCCTTACGCTTCACCCTTGGCCTTGATACCGGCCAGCGGCTCAGCCAGGTCCACACCGAAATCGAAATACCCGCGGAACTGCATTCCCAGCTTGTTGAAATCCGCTTCAGCCGCTTTGACCGTCGGAGTCTGTTGACCATCCAGGAAACTGACCGTTACGGGGGCTAGTACCCCGGGATCACGGAACAAGTACCAGGCCTTGGCGCTGGAACCGGCGAACTCCGCATCACTCAGCCAGTCCGACACCACGGGGCGGTAGCGTCCGGCGTGGATGTTGGCCGTTCCCAGCGTCCCGCCGGAGCCAGGATCGACGGTCGTGCTCTGGTAAAGCCGTTGCGCCACAAACTGAAGCTCGGGCGGCACGAGCAGGATGGTCGGCACCCCGCCGATCCGCTTCCTGTCAGGGCTTTTCAGCTTGCGGAACGCGACGATTCCTTTTTGCAGGCCGACTCCGTCGTCGCCCAGCGCGGTATCCGCGCCCGTGATGTAGTTGCCCAGGGCAGCCGTAAAGAAGCCGCTATTGTTGAGGAACGTGCTCCAGAAGACGCTGTTGAGCTTGCGGGCAGCTCCGGCTCCCAGTCGCGCACGGATATCGTCGAACGCACTTAGATCGTCATTGATGATCCGATCACGGGTCAGCGAAAACATCCGACCGTAGGTCCGGGCCTGACGCGTGTAGGTCTGCTCCGACACCGTGCCATGCTTCAACTCGCCGTCGGGAGCCACCTCCTCGTACTCCATGTTGTCCAGCAGACGCACACTGGTGACGGTCTTGAAGTCGCTCACCGAACGGATGGCAGCGATTTCCCGCCACGTCTGGTCTTGCTCCTGGAAGGCCTCGAGCAGTTCCTTGTTCAGAAGGTTGCTCAGAATGTTCGGTAGCGACAACGTGCTGGTGCCGGAGGCACGCAACGTCAGCGGCACGGTCCAGGCATAGTACAGGGCATCGCGGAGATTGCTTGCGTCCAGGAACGGCGACCCGGTGTAGCCGTTGGCCTGCGCCGCCAGGTAGATCGCCTGGCGAATGCGCATACGCCGCCCGAAACGGTCTTCGGCGGCTTGCAGGAGATCGGCCGGGTAATGCCGCTCGGGGTTCATCGGCGTGCGGGTCAGCGCCAACGCGGCCTCGAGCAACTGGGCCGTGGAATACCCGGACGCTCCCGTCTGGATGCTGATATAGGGGGCATGGGGCCGCGACGCACGCAGCACTTCCAGCTCGGTTCGTGCAATATCCCAGCCTTCGGCGATGGCCTGCGCTTCGATCTCCTGATGCTTACCGCCGCAAATCCGCCGGATGGCCGTAATACGCCGGACCTCAGCAGCCGCTGCAGCGCGAAGGGCGGCGACCTCCGCTTCCACGAAATTGGACGCCTGTCCGGTGGCAGCCGCATCGGTGCGCGTGTCAACTTCCGATCCCGGCTGCGTGGCTGCAATCTGGGCCGAGGTATTCTCGTCTGCGCCAAGCACCACGAAGCTGATTTCCCCCAGGGAGGCGCGTCGAACGATATTGACCGGTCCGGCGAACTCCCGCCCGTTGGCCTGCGAGGTCTTCCCCTCGGGCACGAACTCCACTTGCTCGGCGCGGACCCCGATCGAAGCCTGTCAGGCAAAGCCCTTATCGTTGAGAGCGATCACCTGCCGCGCCTTCGGCGAATCGCCCATGATAACCCCGGACACAATAAGCTGGTCGTTCATCACGGCGACGGAATCAGTCTGCCCCATCACAAAATCCACGTCACGCACATGATCCAGCAGGATCGGACGGCGTTGCCGACCCACGTCCAGACCGGCCAGGTCCACCACGACCGGATAGCGCCAGCCGGCCAGCTGCATGGCCCCGCCCGTGTAGGCGGTCATCGTGAACCGGCGCAGCCGCTGCGCGTCGCCCTCACCCGGAGCGGCTTCCAGTTCCACCGACGTTGCAAGCAGGTTCAGCATCCGGTGTTCAGCGAGCTTGCTCTTGACGTTGACGTCACTCATCCAGAGTGTCCTCCTCCTGTGGCGGTATGGGCAGGGCTTCGGTCAACGTAAGGCCGAGCTCCTGCATCAAGGCGACTTCCTTGGCCCGCTGTCGCAGGGCCTCTTCCCAGTCCCGACCTTGCCGCGCGTATTCGTGCGCCAGCGTGGTCGTGTGATTGGCCAGCCGCGTGGCTTGTGCCGACGCTTCCTTCGCCGGGTCCACGTGCTCATGGCCGTCCCAGAACCACTGGTGCGGCCACTCGTCCATAGGGCCTAATCCCGCAGGCAAATAGCCCGGAATCAACGCGGCTTCATCAAGCCAGGCCGTCAGAATCCGATCCAGCACAACGCACTCCAGGTGCGCTTGCTCCACACGAATTGCTTTGAAATACGTCTGGTGGTCGAGTCGGCCGGAAGCGTAGTTGTAACCCGACGAATTACCCGCCGCGATGTTGAACGGCATATTCAAGCAGCGTGCAATCTCGTTGAGAACTTCACGCTTGAATTCGGCGTAGGTCGTCGAGGGCTGCTCGGCCTGGAGCTAGCTCATCTTCCAGCCGCCTGGCATGGTCACAAGCGCGCGTTGTTCCAGCTCAATGGGTTCGAACGGCTCGGCGGCGTCGGCCTCACCGCCCGCAGGCGCGTCCGTGTAAAGAATGCCCGCAAAGTCGGCCGCCGTCTCCGCAGCCGCGAGAACCGCCAGCGTGAATCGCCGCAATTGAGCAAACAACGGTAGCGCCGGCAGGATGTCCGGAATGCCACGCGCCTGCCCGGGACGGTCCACCCGGAACCAGTGCAACACGGATTCGGCCGGCACGCGGTCGTACTCGACGTGAAATCGTCGCACGCTATCGCCAGGATGCTCCTTGAGGACGTGATACTCGACCGGGTTGCCCACCGCATCGAAGACAATCCCGTCGACGGCGTTACCGCCGAGCATGCGCAAGTCGGGCGTGCAAACCTGATCGGCCTCGACCAGGCGTAAATCCAGCTGCACGGCTGTGGGCAGTTTCGGGTTGTTGATCAAAATCGCGAACGCTTCGCCGTCCTGGGCCCGGGCCACACGCATGGTGCGGAGCTTCTCGGCCAGGCCGACCGCCCTGGACCAGCGCGTAAACTCCTGCTCGATGCGTCGATTGGCCTCGCCGTTCTCGGTGAGCATCTGGAGCCGAGGCCCGGTACCGATCACATCGTTGGCCAGTGTCAGCACGATGCCGCGAGCATAACTGTTGTTAGCAACCTCGTAACGTGCGCGGTTCCGCAGGATGCGGCGCACCTCAGCGCTATTGGCAGCGTTGGCCGACAGCCCATCCGCGTTGGCCCAGTGACGCCGGTTGTCCTCCGTAGTAGCCGCCGCATCGTAACGTGCGCCAAGCATCCTTGTGGCCCGACGCGGCCCGTAAGAAGGCGTCCTGGTCACGAACAACTTCGATAACCAACCGAACACTTAATTGACCCCTGGCGGTACGAGCTTGTTGAATCGCAGGCCGCGCTTCTTCGACTGCATCGCTTCCTTCGATGCAAGGTAGCGGTCGGCCTCAATCTGTTCGGCGAGCTTGTGCTGCTCCACCGAGCCGGCGTCGCCCGACACTTTAGCCGGCTTTTGTGCGTTCTGGCGGATCATTTCGTCGAGTTCGTCACCCATCATCGCCGATGCTCCGTTCTGAAGATAAAAACCACCGCCCTCTACAAATTAGATATTTGCAAGTCGGGCTCAGAATGACGCAGCGAGCCCACAAAAAAAGCAAATTCCGCTACTTGTAGCAATTCGGTCCCTGCTGGGTGGTTACAGGAACCTCGAACGTGACAATCCTGCGGCCACAATGGCGACAGACTTTTCGGCGACGGATGCGGCCGTCGCGCAACGGTTCTGTATGGGTGGTCTTGAAGTGCCGGCACCCGCAGCGCGGGCAGCGGATGCCCAATTGATCGCGAGGCGGTCGCGGTGCTCTCATCGGCGCTTTCTCCGCTGTAACTCGGCAAAGCTGACCCGCTGACGCCTGGCGGGCACCTGCTCATCGGTGCCCGACAAAACCACACCCTGGATCGACGCCGCTACGGCACAACCGACCAGGCAATCAAACCAGTGGTTATCGGGGCGCTCGGGACGCTGTTTCCACTCGTCCACGCTGCGGCCTCGTCCCTCGGTGCGGACCCGGTACTCCGCCGTCAGGTGCTCTGCGAAAAGCCGATGCATTTCTGGCTTCTCACCAAAGAGCGACAGACAGCCACGTTCGCCCATCGGCACCGCCAGGCGCGCATAGACAAACGATTTCCAGTAGTTCGTGTCGTACACCGCATGACGCACCGCACGCTTGCCCTGAACGTTCGGCACACGCCAGTTCAAACCGACTCGATCCCCGGGCTTCCGCTTGTACTCGCTGAACGGCTGGCTTGATGCGCCCACGAAACGCCCGTGGCTGGGCATCAGCACCGCGGCATATTTCGACTGTCGGCAGAACTGGTACACCACATCGGTCGACGATCCCCAGTTGGCATCCACAAGACACCGCTCGATCCGCAAACCGGCCCCATCGTCCCTCAGCCACTCACGGCCAAGCAGGATGTCCGTCAGCCGCTCCAGCCCTGCGTAGATCGCCCCCTCCATCCCGGCAATCTTCGTGGCCAGGGCCAGCGGGTACCGAACGTCGCGGAGCGTAAAGTACGCCCGCTTCTGGTCCGGAAACGTCCCGTAATCGATCACATAGCCGGTGAAATCCTCCTGCCACGCCGTGACGACGTAGAACAGCACATTCGCCTG